TCTTGAATTTCTCGCATACCGCGCTCCAGTGCATCTTGTACCGATTCCACACGGATGTACTCATTTAACCATTCTCCATAATCACTGTCACGACACCAGTAGTCTATTCTGCGATTGTTTTTCAGTAGCCATTCCATGAACAACAGTGGGTTTATCACTCTTGTGTCAACACAGTATCTACCAAACTTTACAAATGCTCTGTAGTAATTGCTTGCAGAAAAATCTTCAAAAGTCTTGAGTCTAGAACTGCCCTGTTGAAATTCATAGAACTTTAGATAGGCCATGAGTCCAAGTTGCACACCACGCTCGTCGCGCTCGCGCCAACGACGTTTGGGTTCGCACAGGTGCACTTCAAGACTGGATTCGCGGCGAAACTCTTTTTGACAAAATGCGCACTCATAGGTGGTCACATTGTCTGTGGTCATTTGCCCAGCCCGTAATCGCGTTCTAATGCACGAAATTCATCGTCGGACATCACAGCGTTCAAGGTATCAAGATCTAATGATTTTAGATTAGGATACACATCCGCCAAAAATTTTCTACGTGCACTGTTGCCACCTTCTTTTTTCTTAGGGGCTATCCAATTGTGACGAAATACTCCGTATCCAGGACTCACAGATGTAGCCATGAGCCATTGTAGTTTAGGATGACGATTTACAGCAAAAAAATGTTTGTTCAATCGTTCATTGGTAGCAATTACGTAGAATTTTTGCATGTCAGGCGATACCGGACGATTGGGCGTGCTTTCAACAGCACTACCCCAACGAATCATAAGATAAGGAGAAAACTTTTTGCGTTCTTCATCGGTCAAGCTGTCATAAAAAGATCGATCCTTAAGATCAAAGCTATTCATTTCATTTTGAATGGAAAGCTTGTCGCTTTTTATATTGGTACTTGCTGTATTTTTTCTAGCCATTGTTTATGATAACATTCTAAAAAAGTTTTGTCAAAATCATACAAGCCAGTCCAACTATAACATCTAGCAATGGTTTCTAGATACTGGCTAGTATCTAATAAACATTTTGTGTGAAATTCAAACACCTCACGCCCTTCGCACACTTGAGCTATATGTTTTAGTCTGGCGTGCTCATATTGACCTTGCGCTTCGGGATGCTGAATGAATTGGAAAATATCACCGTGTCGTACAAACAGTAATTCTTTTTGAATATCGTTAGGTAATGTAATAAATTCATTCCAGGTCTCTGGCGCCTCTATAGGCCAAGAGGGATCACGAATTGTCTGCCAAAATTTTTGTAACAAATCACGATTGTAGTTGACTCTGCGCCATTCTAAAAATTCTTTGCTGTTTACCATGTTAATCACGCGGGCATTAGGCCATAGAGTCAGATAAGCTGACAAGTGACCTGCGTCGTGTATGTCAGCAAACCATTTTATAGCCGTTCGCGATAGCTGTGACATAAAATGATTCCATGGCCAATACTGTGCAGTACTAGGTGGTTCAATTATGTAACAGCGTTCGTTAACTCCGGTGAGTGCGTCCACACTGAAATGTAGATCTTGCCAGTGATTTTTTTCCGCTGCAAGTCTGTCAAGAATTATTTGCTTTTTTTGTGCTGTTGATAATTCTTTATTGAGTTGCTGCTCGGCCAAGCTAGCATCCTGCAGCACGGCTCGAGCACTAACAGCTAGACTGTTGATAACAAACTTGCCGCCTGCGCCCCAGGGGTAGAGCACAAACACAGCACCGTCGTTATCAAAGTTAATTCGCAGTCTAGGCCAAGGTTGATATACTACCATGCTTTACGATAATCTACTATTTCACAATTACGAGAAATGTCTTTAACAAAATATATACAAGGCGGTTCAAGATCATCATTTAGTGGTACTGCTAATAACTGACCATTTTTGAGCTTGGGTGAGTACCAATTCACATCATGATACACATCGATGATTTCTATTGATGGAAAGCTAGGACGAAAGCTGGTAAGTGGATTGAATTCAAACACATTAAATCCACGATCGTTAATTGATGTAAGCGGTAAAACTTCAAGGTCACCAAAGTCTGGCTCACCTATGAGCACTTGCCAATCCACAGGCATTTTGATCTTGTGTTCGCCTATACGCAGCACAAGCGATGGTGAATTAAAGCTTTCCAAAAATATCAAAGGAATATAATGATAGTCTGGATCGCTTGGGTTGCTGTTGTCTAGTATAGCGAATCTAAGATCATCTACCTGTTCAGGCAGCGTGTTTAAGTCGTATGACTGGTTGTCAAGGGTTAGTATTTTCATAACTCTATTATACTATACCTTTGTCATACTCTGCAACCAACCTGTGTAATTGTTTTAGTTGTGCAATCAACTCATACATCTTGTTCAATGGAATCATGTTTGGTCCATCACTAGGGGCTGAATCTGGATCTTCGTGTGTTTCAATAAACACTGCATTCACTGATCCCGTGGCAACTGCTGCTCGGGCGAGATAGGGTACCATCCCACGGTCCCCGCCAGAACTCGTTCCCAGTCCTCCTGGTTGTTGAACACTATGTGTGCAGTCAAATACCACGGGATAGCCAGTGCGTGCCATAATAGGTAGACTGCGCATGTCAACCACAAGATTATTGTATCCATGTGTAACTCCTCTCTCGCAAAGTAATATTCTTTTGTTACCAGTGCTGGCAACTTTTTCTGCTGCCCGGGCAATATCATTTGGTGCCATAAACTGACCTTTTTTGATATTAACTGCAGCACCTGATTCACCTGCGGCTATCAGTAAGTCGGTCTGTCTGGATAGAAATGCAGGTATCTGTATCATGTCAATGCCCCAGAACTGACAACGGTCAGCATGACTAGGAAGATGTATATCTGTTAGTACAGGCACCTTGAGTTGTGATTGTACTTCATGCAGTATTTCACATCCTTCAGTTATGCCAACTCCGCGCTGGGTTGTAATACTGGTGCGATTGGCTTTGTCAAAACTGCTCTTGTAGATAAAGTTTACTCCAAGTTCTCCACAGAGCTTTTTCAAAGCCGTGGCCATCATTAGTGCATGATCCAGGCTTTGAATTTGGCAAGGTCCAGCGATTACACACAAAGGTTGCCCTGTACCGATGGCGAAGTCTTTAACTTGAATTGTCATTTTATTGTCATCCATTCGTGTTTTTTATGTGTAAAAGGATAGCGAGCATCCTTATAGTAGGCCTTGCGCTTGGTTAGATGTCGTTTTGCGAACTTGCAGGTGGATGTGATGTCCCAGATTTGAACAAAGTCTTTGTCTTGTGCTCTACGTATCCCCCGCCCAATACTTTGAATAACTCGTACAAAAGATTTACCAGGCTCAAGAAGAACAAGATTAAAAATACGGGGAATATTGATGCCAACTGCTGCAACGCCGTAGGTAGCGACGATGATTTTGTCTGTTGCCTCTGCCACTTCGTCATAGTGTTCCTGTCTGTCCCCGGCCTTGGTGGACCCTGAAATGAAAACTGCATTGGACAATCTATTTACCAGCTCTTGCCCTGCTGCTATGCGATCAACCAGTATCAATGTGTTGCCTGTTTGTGTGATCTCTGTTACTAGGCCAGCAATAGCATCCAGCCTACCAGACTCCTCTAGCAGGTATTTGAGTTCACTTTGATAGTTGCTGTATTCTACATGATCAACCAACTGAACGATGTTCACATGACACTGAGCCAGTACCCCACGATCCTGTAGTTCCGCTGCTGCCAAATGACTGATTGCTGGGCCGATGCTGACCTTGAGTGCTTGACTTTCAAACTGTTCTTTGGGTATAGTTCCCGTCAATCCCCAACGTATGGGAATACGCGACATTGCTCCGGTTAACATGGTTTTTAATACGTCAGCTTTGGCCATGTGAACTTCATCCACTATAATACAAACGACATCTTGCAAAAACTCGCCCATAGTGACCAGACCAACTGGGTCTTTACTGTTCTTCATGATGTTGTTGAGGCTTTGCCATGTGCAAATTACATGTTGATGATTGTAGTCTTTGCGGTCTCCAAAGTACACACCCACATCAAGGCCTAGATTCACATAGTCTTTTTCAGTTTGTGTAACTAGACTTTTGTTGGGCACAATAATGATGCTGCGTCCATAGGAAGATATTGAGTGACTCAGTGCTGCGGTCATGATAGTTTTGCCAGCACCCGTGGCCACTTCTTGCAGACACTGTGGATTCTCTAGAAAATCGTTAACTATGGATACTTGATAGTCACGCAGCAGTATAGGCTCACCGGCCTGTGGATGACCTTTTGGCCAGGTCATGTGTGAGAATGTGTGTTCGTTGATGCGTTCAAACTCAAATGTTCTTGTGTAGTCGCGCTGATCATCAAGTTCAAACTCATAGCCCATGTGGTCCAACACAGGAATGATATCAGGCAGTAGATTCACATAGGTACTGCCGCCTAGTTGAAAATAAGCGACCTTGCCGTCCCAGCGTCCTAGTCTTACAGCTGGCAAATATCTAGCATAAGGCACATCATATTTGAATTTATTGACCAGTGTGCGTCTTGCATCAAGTTCAAGTCCTTCGATCTTGACATTGACTTCGTCGCGTATGATTAGTTTAGCTTGGGGCATAATGTAATTGTATGACGATTATTTACACAAGTCAAAAAAATAGGCACCAAAGGGTGCCTATTAAAAGATTGGACCGGAGCAAGGGCCAATCATGTGGGACCGGAGTCCCACGGAGCAATTAACTGTGACGCATGCAAGTGCTCTCGGCCAACTGTTGCCAATTGCCGGATATCTTGGTAAGATCCGCAAGCTTCAGCGCCATGCGCAGACTTATCTCGCGCAGTCTAGCATGATTGTCTTGCATAAACTGCACAATTTGTTCACCTTGTTCGGATGTCAAGTTGTAGTCCTGGAACAGGTCGCCCTTGCGAAAGATCTGTCTAATACGCAGTATCTTGTCACGTGTTGTGTCCAGTGTGAGATCCAGGAAGTGACAGCGACTCTGTAGTGCCTCTAAGTGGTCTTGCAGTTTCTTAGATTTGATATTGTTGAACTTAAGATTAGTAATAAAAATTACCGAACCTTTGAAGTCAAAGCTGTCAGGAATACCCTCGCGGCGTAACAATGAACTGTCGGCATTCCAGTGGATTCTACGTTTCTTGCCCGAATCCAGCGCAGCCTTGAGAATGTTTAGCGCCAGGTCATCAAGCAGAATGCTGTCACAG